AGAGATTAAAGAAGTAAGACCAAACTTTACCAACATTCTTGCCCACTCTTTTCTATCGTCACGACGATCATTAATCTTATTCCACACTTCTAATACAGGTGTTAACCCAAAATTAGCAGTAGTAGAATATTCCGTAATCCAAGTATCTATTTTTGAAAATGCTCTTGCGTAGCTCATTTTATTCTCTCATTAATATCCGCCACCGCCGCCAACACCTTGACTATTTGCTGTAGACTGATCGGCAGTACGACCTATAATATCGAAATTAGGGTATTTCATTTCCCACACAACATCCATTGGAAATTTTAAGATACCACTACTTGTGTTGGCATTAATATTGAACTCTGTAGTTGAATAAGTTCTAGTACCAACAGTAGTAGTTTTATTAACTATTTTTAAATTAGGAATTGATCTAACTTTTTGCAATGATTGCAATCTAGCTTGAATATCTGATATAACAATACTATCATTAAAATTAGTCCGAGCTGTATCAAACACTCTTTGTAACACCATAATACATTCCATAAGAGCCTCTTGCGCATTAGCTTCTGATTGTGGAACAATTGTAAAATCAGCTCCAATATTAACTATACGACCGTTGCTTAACTTTATAGTATCAGAAAAGGATTTAAAACTCTTAATATATGTTCCTATATTATTTTTTATCACATCTGTCGATAATGTTAATTGTTTTTGACTATTTCTTGTTATAATAAATAGCTCTACGCCCATACTATTATTTGGATCTTTTCTTACAAAACTTCTAAACACACTCCCAAATTGTGAAGGCATAGACATTATTCTAGCTTGATAATCTTGTAAAGTAACACATCTCAACTGAGAACCCATATTATACACAGCGTTTTCTCTAATAGAAGACACTGTTTCTGATTGCTCACCACCTGAAGCTTGTTCACCATTATTGCAAGCAAGGCTATTTGTGATGTTTGTTACCACCGTAGCTGATAATGAATTTAAATTAGGTGTAGCAAAAGTTAACTCCTTATTTATTACTCTTGTTAAAGTGTTAGCACCTACGTTAGTAACAACACCGCCACCCGATCTATAATTTATAGTTACATCAGTATTCTGAGGCGCAACCCCAAGAGACTTTGTTTTTAAAAAACTAGTAGAATCAATAGCTGCAGGAGCAAAACCTGACGGTGATCCACGTAATGTCGGTGGTAATACAAAGTCATTAGGATTAGGGATTATATCGGCGTCAGCCTCCATTAAAACTCCAGGTCCAAACCTTATAGAAGTTAGGCCGGTAGGATCTCTTTCCACCACATATCTTTTAGGAACTCTTTTCAATCTCATTATATAACCTACATCACCAGAATTACTACTTGTGTTAACATCACCCACAAAAATAGTATCTCTCGCTAAATTATCAACTTCAAAATATTCACTTCCATCGGATGCTGAAACCGACATTACTTCGTTGATATTAGTCTCCGGTAAGGTTATCTTTAAAAACTTTACTGCATCGTTAGCTCTGTATCTAAAAATTTTAGAAATACCCGCAACAGCCGACACACCAGATACACTTATTGTAGTAGAACCACCTACTGAAGCTTTAACTATTCTGTTTTCACCATTTGAAAAATTTACATCACTTAAGGTTTCAAACGCTACTACAGGATCATAGTTAGTAAGTACTGTAGCACCCTTTTTAAGAGTAAACAAAGTCTCCGCAGATGTGCTAGTAGTAAAGTTGGCCGATACCGATAAATTCACCACCGCAGGTGTTTGATTTTTAGGTTTGTATCCAAAATTTTGTGCTAATGAAACTATATTTTTTAACTCGACTGCCCGATTAATATAAGCCTCATTAACTTGTCTATCAATATTAAAACTAAGTATATCTCCCACATAGGCGATCAATTCCAATAAGGCCATACCTCCAGATGCCTCATTAAAATCACGCCAGTCGCTAGGAAAGTGTCTTTTAACATAATCCATTAAATCAGTTTTAATGGAATTAAAATCTTTAGATAAGTAATTAATATCTCTATTTGATGTTATAGGCATTTTATTTCTCAGGATTATTCAAAGTTATATCAACATTATCAGCTAATGCCGTTTGATCTGTTATGGCATAAGCCATATTTATTCTTATTTTGTTATTACCTAATGTTGGCTCTTGTTCTTGTGTTACCATTTTTATATTGAGTATTCTTATATATGGTAAATATGTCTGAATAGCAGTTTCTATTTCTAATCGTATATTTTCAAATGTCTCTTCTCTTGAAATTGGCTCAAATAATTGGCCCTGTAAAACTGGAATATTAGTTCCAAGATTATTATGCATCACTCTTTCACCCTTAGTGGTTAAAAGAAGAGTTTTTATATTTTCCCTCACCGCGGCAAGAGTATCTGTGTTTCCCTCAAAAAAACCTCTTTTAAACGATTTTAAAGGAAACTTCATATTAATAGAGTTTACCTTCGCAGCATATTTTTCCTTTTGCGCTATAATTTGGTTTCTATCTTGTTCGCTAGAAACATAACCATCTGGGTAAAAAGGATCTACTGTTGTTGTGCCGTTGTTGAAATTATCTGCTGGCATTATTATGTCTCATCTAATTAACAAATTGATTTTTACTTAAAAATTGATTAACTTTCAATGATAATTCACTTAGTTTTTCACGATGTTGAGCGACCTTATTAATTACATTATCTAAATTAGTATCCACTGCGCCTGTTTTAGATCCCAAGTCTGTTTTTACCATACTTTTTCCAGCTGCGTCTTCGCCAACTAAAGGGCTTTTAGCATCTGGCGCTGCTACATCAGTTTCCACTGGAGCGGTGAATCTTGGGTTTTCTTTTCCACCAATAATAGCTTCAAAGTTAATTTCTTGTTTACGTATCTTAGTGCGACGCCGACCGGTACTAATCACTTTAGGTGGTTGTGGAATCGAAGTAGTACCTCCTGGTACATAAACGCGTTTTGATTTTCCGCCACCCATTGGAACATTAATAACCTTACCTGGTAGGTTAACATTTAAATTAGGTTGTGATTGCAATATGGGTGGTGTTCTATAAAAATCTTTTACCTCTATTGTTTTTTCTAAATTTAATTCTATCTTAGGTAAGGCATGTTCATGTTCTACAAATGCCTCCAATAAAACTTGAGTAGAAGAGGCAAATTCTGAAACAGTATTCATTATCTCTTTCATTAGGTTGAGAGTTTGTTGTTGTTGAGTAACTAATTTTTCTCCCAACACTTGCCTATACAAAGCTCCCGAAACATTGCGAGAAGAAATATTATAAATCTCTTCCGCAATATTAACAATCATTCCCTTATCATCACCTTCTAACTCACCAGTTTGCTTATTTCCATAAAAGCTTTGATAGGTGTACTCTCCTAATCTTTTTATAGAAGAATCAACAAGGTGAATGGTTTTGGTTTTAGTTTGCCCTATAGATGGATCAACACTTCTTTGAAGTCCATCATTGTTGGTTGTCCTATCATTATCAGCCCCATAAAAATCAAAACTATTAACTTGTTCTTTAGGTAGTAATTGGCCATCCATTCTAATACCTTGTTCTAATACACCCTTTTTATTATTCTTATTAAAAGAATGTCTTACGTAAGTTTTAGATCTACCTTGTTGAACTACATCTCCATAGGTCATAGGTATAGAAACATTATTATCTTTGGAAGAAGGCATTTTATTCTTTTGTTTTTCTCTTAACTCTTTAACGTCAAAAGAAAATCCATAGCGATATCTGTTGTCAGTTTCCGGATCATTTATTCCCACATAATCGCGGGCATAACTTATATTTAATGGGGTTGAATCATTAACTCTTCCTATGTAGTAACCCTGAGAATTAAATTCAGAATTTTCTTTTAGAATTAAAACTTCTTCTCCAATTTCTGGAATACATATAGTGTGCATAGGAAATAAAGGTGGGTAGTATATTTTAGTTTGTTGGTTTGTAGGGTCAAGAACATCATCATCCATTCCAATAATTTTTGCAAACACACTAAAGGGCGGCACCACACTTGCGTAGGTAGTAGATTTTAACGCGCCAAAATCGACCTCTATAACAACTCCTTTAAAAATTAAATTAGGAGTTATTTTAGTTACTCCATCAGACAGATTATAACTATTTTGAATATAGTCAACACCTTTATTAAGCTGTCTGAGAATATTTGAAGGTCCGTGATTCATGTTTTTACCTCAACATCTTTAATTTGAGCACCATTTTCTTGCAAAATACCCTCTAAATATACTAACTCTTTTTTAGTTTCGGCTATTTTTTGTGTAACTTTTTCAAAAACTTGCAACATATTATCATAAACTATCAATAACTCACAATAACGCTCTGCATTCTCTTGTAATTCTTTGCTATCCATTCTAACCTATAAAATCTTCCTTAACACTAAAATAATCCAATTTTATCTTCTTTAATGATTTAGTTATCTTACGACTTGGTAAATCTGTAGCCTCTCTAATATATACATAAAGTTGCTTCTTATTATAAATATTAAACCGTTGATAGTTTTTCAGTATATCG